CTCACGCGCCCATATCCCAAGGTGATCGCCACCAGCATCAGCGGCGACAACCTCGCCGACGGCCTCTGGACCGAGATGGCGAAATGGCAGGCGCGCAGCGAGATCACAAAGAGCGCCTTTACGTGGACCAAGACGCGCATCACCGCTAACGACCACCCCGAGACCTGGTACATGAGCGCGCGCCAGTGGGCCAAGTCCGGCAACCGCCAGCAGCAGGCCGACGCGCTGGCCGGCATCCACGCGGAATACGTCCTGTTCATCCTCGACGAGTCGGGCGGCATCCCCGACGCCGTGATGGCGACCGCAGAAGGCGGCCTCGCCTCCGGCCGCGAGACCAAGATCCTGCAGGCCGGCAATCCCACGCATCTCGAGGGCCCGCTGTACCGCGCCTGCACCAACGAGAAGCACCTGTGGCACGTCACCGAGATAACCGGCGACCCCGACGACCCCAAGCGCAGCCCCCGCGTCAGCGCGCAATGGGCCAAGGAGCAGATCGAGAAGTACGGCCGCGAGAATCCATGGGTCCTCGTCAACGTGTTCGGTAGATTCCCGCCGGCCAGTATCAACACCATCCTCGGCCCCGATGAAGTCCAGACCGCCATGAACCGCCACCTGCGCGAGGATGAATACTCCTGGGCGCAGAAGCGCATCGGCGTAGACGTCGCGCGCTTTGGCGACGACCGCACCGTGATCTTCCCGCGGCAAGGCCTGGCCTCCTTCCACCCCGTCGAGATGCGCGGCGCGCGCACCACCGACATCGCCGCGCGCATCATGCTGGCACAGAGCCGCTGGCAGGCCGAGACCATCTTCGTCGACGACAGCGGTCACTGGGGCCACGGCGTCATAGACAACCTCATCACCGGCGGCTACCCCTCCGTGCCCGTTCTCTTTGAGGGCAAGGCCAACGACCCGCGCTACTTCAACAAGCGCGCCGAGATGTGGCTCGAGATGGCCGAATGGATCAAGCGTGGCGGCGCCATCCCCGGCATCCCCGAGCTTACGCGCGAGCTCACCGCGCCCACCTACACCTTCCTGGGCGGCAAATTCGTCCTCGAGCCCAAGGACAAGATCAAAGAGCGCATCGGCGTCAGCCCCGACCTCGCCGACGCCCTAGCCCTGACCTTCGCCCACCCCGATATGCCCGCCGGCACGCCCGAAGGCCGCCTCATGGCCGCCAGGATTGACCAGCACCTGCGCGTCCAGCACGACTGGAACCCGATCGCCGTGGGGGAAGCGGTATGAACAACGCCATCCTCGCAATGACCTTCCAGCGCGAGCACGCCGGCGTCGAGTTATTCGAGAGCGTGCTGCACCTGCTCGTCCCCTACTTCCGCGAGGTCGCCTCGCACCAGGACCTCGAGCTCGCCCCTGACTTCGAACAATACCACTTGCTCGAGAAGGCCGGCATCCTGCGCGTCTACACCGCCCGCATGGACGGCAAGGTCGTGGGCTTCTCCGCGCTCTTTGTGAACCACCACCTGCACACCATCGGATCCAAGCAGGCCGTGCAGGACTTGCTCTACGTCGACCCCGACCACCGCGGCTTCGGCCTCAGCTTCATCAAATGGTGCGACGACCAGCTTGTGCAAGAGGGCGTCGATGTGGTATACCGCGCCATGCACGCGCTGCGCGATTTCACCCCCGTCATGAAACGGATGGGCTACGAGCTCACCGAGCAGGTCTACGCCAGGAGGCTATAACATGGCCGCAGCCACCGCCGCCCTCATCGTCGGAGCCCTCGCCGCCGCGACCGCGACAGGCTATCAGATCAGCGAGACCGAATCGCAGAAGCGCCGTGCCGGTCGCAAGGCCGAGGAGATCGGCCGCAATGCCGCCTCCGCAGAAGCCGACCTGCGCGCGCGCATGGCGAACCAGGAGAGCTCCGAGGCCGCGCAGGCAACCCAACAGGCCGCGCGCCGGCGTCAACGCCGGGCCGCGCAGGGCGCCGGTGGCGCCGCGGGCACCATCCTGACCGGGCCCACCGGCCTGGGCGCACCGGGCGCGGGCGAGCAGGGGCAAAAGACCCTGCTGGGGGCCTAGCATGGCCGGCTTCGGCGTCGCAGGCTACAGCGCCAACCGCGGCGACGGCACCAACGCCGGCAGCGTCACGGCCAACATGGCCGGCCGCTACGGCATGCGTTCCAAATTGGAGCTCCTGCGCTCCGAGCTCGAGAACGAGCGCTCGAGCTTTCTGACCCATTGGCGCGACCTGTCCGATTTCATCCTGCCCCGCCGGACCCAGTTCCAGACCAGCGACAGCAACCGCGGCGAGCGCCGCAACCTCAAGCTGCTCGACAACACGCCCACCCTCGCCGCGCGCACCCTGCGCAGCGGCATGATGGCCGGCGTGACCAGCCCAGCCCGGCCCTGGTTTCGCCTGACCACGCCCGATCCCGACCTCGCCGAATCCGGCGCCGTCAAAAGCTGGCTGCACATCGTGACCCAGCGCATGAGCTCCGTTTTCCTCAAGTCGAATCTTTACAAGGCCCTGCCGATCGTCTATGGCGACATGGGCACTTTCGGCACCGCGGCCATGAGCGTCGAGGAGGACCTCGAGAGCACCATCCGCTGTACGGTGTTCCCCGTCGGCAGCTACATGATCAGCTGCGACGACAAAGGCCGCGTGCGTACCTTCTTCCGTGAGTACGTCTACACCACCCGCCAGGTCGTCGGTGCCTTCGGCAAGAAGCTCGACGGCTCAGGCGTCCAGCGCGACACGCGCGGCGAGGACATCGACTGGACCAACATCAGCGACTCCGTCAAGAATGACTGGATGAACGGCAACCGTGAAACCCGCGTCGACATCTGCCATGCGATCTACCCCAACGACGACTACGTCCCCGGCGCGATGGCACCGACCAAGCGCCGCTACCGCAGCGTCTACTACGAGAAGGGCAGCGGCGATGCGCTGCGCGGCGACGCCGACCGCATGCTCTCGGATTCCGGCTTTCACCTATTCCCAGTCCTCGCCCCCCGCTGGGAGACCACCGGCCAGGACGTTTACGGCACCGACTGCCCCGGCATGTCGGCCCTCGGCGACGCCAAGCAGCTGCAGACAGGCGAGCGCCGCGGCCTGCAGGCCATGGAGAAGATGGTCAACCCGCCCATGACCGGCCCGACCAGCATGCGCGGCGCCAAGGCGTCCATCCTGCCCGGCGACCTGACCCTCGTGGACATCCGTGAAGGTCAAAAAGGCTTCCAGCCCGCGCATGAGGTCCAGTATCACCTGCAGCAACACGAAATCAAGCAGGACCAGGTGCGCGGCCGCATACGCCGCGCCTTCTATGAGGACCTATTCCTGATGCTCGCCACGGACATACGCAACGAGCGCGCCACCGCGCGCGAGATCGACGAGCGCCATGAGGAGAAGCTGCTCGCCCTCGGGCCGGTCCTCGAGCAGCTAAACCAGGACCTCCTCGACCCGCTGATCGACCTCGTGTTCGATTATATGCTGCGCCAGGGCCAGATCCCCGAACCGCCCGAGGAGCTACGCGGCCAGGACCTGCGCGTCGAGTACATCTCCATCATGGCCCAGGCGCAGAAGCTCGTCGGCCTCAGCGGCCTCGATCGCCTGCGCCAGGTCACGCTCGAGCTCGCTACCGCCTTCCCCGACGTGGGGGATAAATTCGACTCCGACCAATACCTCGACGCCTACGGCGATCTGACCAGCGTACCGCCCGGCGTGATCCGGCCCGACGAGCAGGTCGACGCCCGCCGCGCCTCGCGCGCCCAGGCCCAGCAGGCGGCCGTAGCGACCGAGCAGGCGGCAGCGGCCGCCACCGCCGCGCGTGACCTCGCCAGCGCCGACATGACCGGCGACAACGCCCTAACCCGCATCGCCAGCGCCGCCCAGGGCGGGGCGCTGACGCCACAGGTCTGATGGCAACCATCAACTTCAGCGTCTTCGAGATCCAGACGCGCGGCGACCGCGCGCACCTGATCACGTGGGCCAGCCTCGGCAACAACGACGTGGGCCAGGCGCTCGGCATGGTCGGCTCGACCAAGCGCACCGTCCAACTCGTGGGCACGTTTGCCGGCGGCTCCAAGGTCACGATCGAGGGCAGCAACGACGGCGTCAACTACTCCTTCCTCACCGACGAGCACGGCAACAAGCTCGAGTTCAAGGGCAACGGCATATCGACCGTCTCCGAGCTCACCGCCTGGATCCGGCCCGCGGCCACCGGCGACCCGGCCGCCACCGTGACCATGCTCCTGCGCAAGACGGAGGCCCGGTGAGGGCCCTGCTCCTGCTGTTCCTGGCCGGCTCCGCATTCGGCGCAGGCGCCACCAAGCCCTGGCTGTCAGACGGCACCAGCGCCTCGCAGAATGTCAACGTGATCGGCGGCAACATCACCGTCGACAACGCCGTGATCGTGACGACTGTAACCGCGCAGGTTCCGGTCCAACGTAGCCAATCCCTCCTAGGAAGATTCTTCACGACGAACACCGGCGCTAAAACCAGCAGCACCGCCGAATCGCCGGCGCTCCTGTTTATAAATCTCTCGACAAACACGCGCACCGTCTACCTGGACGCCGCCGGCCTGTCGAGTCTCGACAACAACGTCACCAGCGTATTTAGGCTCTACACCAGCCCCGTCGTGACGTCCAGCGGGACCGCTCTCGTGCCGCGATCAATGTACTCGGTGGCCGGAGTTTCGGAAATGCAGGCCTACCTAAACCCCACCCTCTCATCTAACGGCACCCTCGTCCGCACTCTTGCCACCACCAGCGGCCAAGTCGCTGCGGATTTCCTACAGGCTCGCATCATCATCCCCGGAGAAAAAATCCTTTTCACCATCGAGCACTCGGCCAACAACAAGCGTTCGAATATCGACCTGCGCTGGGACGAGGAATAATGGACTACGCCAAAGAGATCGAGGACGGCGCAGCGCAACCCATCGTCATGGACCCATTCGCGGTTTCGCGCTACCGCTTTTCCGGCGACCGTTCACGGCTGGCCGACGGGACACCGCAGAAGGCCCAGCCCGGAGAAACAGTCAACTGCGACCACAAGCTAGTCGCCAACCGCAAGATCAACGGCGGGACAATCCTCGCCGTCGGCGCGCAGCCCGGCGACTGGTTCTCGGCCGAGGTTTGCGACGTGGACAACCTCCTGGGCTATGGCGCCGGCACCACCCTCGACACCTTCATCAACGGCTGGTGGGTTCACCCCGATAAGATCATGGAGCTAGAGCTCCCCTACGGCAGCGACATCGCCGTGGGCTTTTACATTCGTCTCGTCTACCACGCCGCGTCCGCCGGCGGCGAGCGCACCATCCTCGTCAACCTCAACTTGCACCGCAAGCTATGAGCCCCGCACAGATCGACTTCTCCACGCGACATCAGACCGCCTGGATCATCGGCGTGATCGTCGTGCTGCTCATAGCCTGGGACGTCTACGCCGCCTTTTTCACCAAGGGCTCTGGCGACACCATCAGCGAGGTGACGCTGGCACTCGTGCAGCGCCGCCCGGTCATCGCCTTCTTGCTCGGCGTTGTTTGCGGTCACCTTTTCTGGCCCCAGGTCGAGCGCGCCATAAAATAACTTGTGTTGCTAAAAAAAATCTGTCACGATTAACCCGATGCTAAACATCGCCGACAAGGACCAGGTCAGGGACGCCGCCCGCGCTGAGAAGCGCGAGGCCGAGCGCGCGGATAAGGATTTCCGCGCCATCATGGAGAGCCCCTACGGCCGCCGCTTCATCGCGCGCACGCTCAACGCCTGCGGCTTCCAGCGCTCCTCCTTCACCGGCAACAGCACCACATTTTTCAACGAGGGCCGCCGCAGCATCGCCCTCGAGCTTTGGGCCGACATCAACCGCGTCGCCCCCGATCTGTATGTGCAGATGCTAAACGACGCACAGGAGCAAAACGCATGACCCAGCCTCAGACGCCCCCCGCCAAGGATACCACCGGCGCGGCCGCGGGCACAGTCCTAACCGCACCCACACCGACGCCAGCGCCCGCCCCCGTACCAGGGGCTCCGGTCGCGCCGGCGCCCGCCGCACCCGCAGCGCCCGCACCCGTCGCAGGCGCCGCGCCGGAAGCCCCCAAGCCGGGAGAGGTCACTCTCGC